CCGCACCCGACGCCACATTGCAGGTGGAAGCCGACGCGCCCCACCTGCAGGCCAGCGTCACCGTGCGCCCCTGGTTGCCCCAGCCGCTGGAGCGGGCCAACGTGCGCATGGAGCGCTTCAACGTGGCCCACTTCTGGCCTGTCGGCCCACAGACCCAGCTCACCGGGCAGATCGCGGCCGAACCCCTGACAGGGCAAAGCGGCGCCCTCTGGCACGCCAGCGCCACGCTCACCAACACCCAGCCAGGCCCCTGGGACCGCCAGCGCCTGCCGGTGCAGCGCCTGCGCGCAAGGTTGGAGCAGCTGCAGCCCACCGCGCAGGGCCAGCCCTGGCGGCTGGCCGAGCTGGACGCGATCGTGGCCGACGGCCCGCTGAGCGGCCAAGGCGACGTACTGCTGCCCGCCGCCGCCGGCCCGCCGCTGCAATGGGAGGGCCGGGTGCGCTGGCGCGCCGCGCGGCCCGATGCCCTGCTCAGCCACCTGCCACCACAGACCGCCGACATCGACGCACGCGCCCGTCAGCAAGGCGGCAACACCCGCATCGAGCTCAAGGCCAACGCGGCACAGGCCCAACTGGAGGCGCAAGGCCGTCTCGACGTGCAGGCCCAGGGCTTCGAGGGTCAGGCCACGCTGGCCGTGCCAGGCGCACGCACACGCTTCGAGGGCCGGTTGGCCGCACGGGATGGCACGGGCAACCTGCAGCTGGACCTGACCCAGGCCGAGCGCCTCCTGGCCTGGGCGCGCAGCCTGTTGCCACCCGGCACGGTGCCCCTGCTGGACACGCTGAAGGCACAGGGTGGTGCCACCGCCCAGGCGCGCTGGCGCGGTGGCTGGCAGAACCGAGCCGCACTGGAGCTCGACGCCCAGGCCAGCACCACCGGCACCGCCGGCCTCACCATAGGCACGCCCGATGGCACGGTGCAACTGGACACCCGCCTGCAGGCCTCACAACGCCAGGGCCAGACCCGCGTGAACGCCGAACGGCTGCGCGTGCAGGCCCGCATCGCCCGCGCACCTGAGGCCTGGTCGCGCTGGCAGCTGCAGAGCGAAACCCCGTTACACGCGAGTTGGGGGAACGATGGCCTCGCCCTCGACACCAGCCGCTGGACCGTGCGCCCGCCCGTGGGCGACCGCGCGCTGGACGTGCAGATGGCCCCGTTGCACTGGCGCACGCAAGGCGCAGGCGCCGGCCTCAGCACCCAAGGCCAGCTGCTCGGCATTCCGCTGGCCTGGCTGGACTCCCTGCCCCAGCAGCCCCTTCGCGAGGCCGGCCTCACCACCGACCTGCTGCTCGATGCCCGCTGGGACATCAGCTGGCCGCAGGACACCAGCCAGACACCCCGAGCCCAGCTGCGGTTGGAGCGCCGGGGCGGCGACCTGCAGTGGCTGGCCGATGCCAACAGCGCGCCGCTGGCCGCCGGCGTGCGCCAGCTGGTGGCCACGCTCGAACTCGATGGTGAACGCCTGAAGGCCCAGACCCAGTGGGACAGCGAACGCGCCGGCCGAGCCGAGGGGAGTGTCGAGTCGCGCCTCGTGCGGCGTGACGGTCTGCCCGTCTGGGACGCGGACGCACCGCTCAGCGGCAACGTCGCGGCAAGGCTGCCGCAGATGGGCGTTTGGTCGGCGTTGGCGCCGCCGGGCTGGCGCGTGGCGGGCACGCTCGCAGCCGAAACCCAGATCAGCGGCACCCGAAGCGCCCCCCGGTTCAACGGCAGCCTGTCGGCCACCGAACTGTCGGTGCGCTCGGTGGTGGACGGCATAGCGTTCACCAACGGCCGGCTGCTGGCGCGCCTGCAGGGCGAGCGCGTCGCCATCGAAACCCTGGAACTCGAAGGCAGCGGCGGCGCGGCCAACGGCGGCAAGCTCAGCGCCACCGGCTCGGCCGAGTGGGTGACCGTGGCCGGGCAGCGCGAACCCCGTGTGGCGCTGCAGGTCAGGGCCGACCAGCTGCGTGCCTCCACCCGGGCCGACCGCCGCCTCACCGTCAGCGGCCAGCTTGACGCGGCGCTGGCTGGCACCCGGCTCCGGCTCACCGGCGATGCGCGCGTGGACCAGGCCCTGTTCCTGCTGCCCGACGAGGCCACGCCCACGCTGGGCGACGACGTGGTCGTGCGTGGCCGCTCCAGGTCTGCTGCGACACGAACCACACGCGTGGTGCCCGATGTCAATGTCAACCTCGACCTCGGGCGGCGCTTCGAGGTGCGCGGCCATGGCCTGCAGGCGCGGCTCACCGGCCAGCTCAACGTGCGCAGCAGCGCCGAGCGGCCCGCGCCGCAGGTGCTGGGCGAGGTACGCACCGCCAGCGGCAGCTACCAGGCCTACGGCCAGCGCCTGGACATCGAGGAAGGCGTGCTGCGTTTCACCGGCCCCTACGACAACCCCGCGCTCGACGTGCTGGCCATACGCCCCTACACCACCCAGCGCGTGGGCGTGCAGGTGCGCGGCACCGCGCGCACGCCGCAGGTGCGGCTGTACTCGGAGCCCGACCTGCCCGACAGCGAAAAACTCGCCTGGCTGGTGCTCGGCCGTCCCGCCACCGGCGGCGGCGCCGAAGCCGCCGTGCTGCAACAGGCCGCCATGGCCCTGCTCAGCGGCAGCGGCGGCCCCACCCTGGGCCAGCGCCTGGGGCTGGACGAGCTCTCGGTGCGCGGCGCCAGCAGCAGCGGCACCGACGGCACCGAAGCCGGCGCCGCCCTCACCCTGGGCAAGCGCCTGTCCAGCCGGCTTTACGTGAGCTACGAACGCAGCCTGGCCGGCGCCCTCGGCACCTTCGCCATGTTCTACGACATCTCGCGCCGCCTCACGCTGCGCGCCCGTGCCGGCGAGGACAACGCGGTGGACCTGATCTTCACGGTGAGCTACGACTGAAGCCCCGGCTAGAATCCCGCGCTCGACTCCTCGTAGTTCAATGGATAGAACGAGTGCCTCCTAAGCGCTAGATACAGGTTCGATTCCTGTCGAGGGGACCAGTAAGTGATTGATTTTATTGGTGTTCTTTCGAAACCGGGACAGAGCCGGGACAAAACCCATGTTCTGCACCGTCTACCCGCTACGCCGCGAAGGCAAAAAGCTTCCCAAGGACGAGGTGCCAGCCGGCGCTCTGGTGGGCTGGCTCGTGGTGGATCGCTTCATGTGGGCACCAGTCCTGCAAGCCAGGCTCTGGCATGAGCGCCCCAACAACCACAAGACCTCGCCAAAGTACTTCGCGCAGCTCGAGCACGTGGATCTGAAGACCGTCCAGGGCGGCATCCTGCTGCAGGGCAGCGAGAGCACCATCCAGGGCGGCGCCCACCGGCAGGCGTGGTGGATCGTGCCTACGTCGGCCCAGCCTGAAACAACTCTGCCGCCGGCACCCTGAGCAGCTGCTTGGCATCGTCCAGCGTGCCCTGCAGCCACTGGTCGACGTCTTCCATGGCGATGGGGATCACCGAGCGCTTGTCCTGGCGCTCGAGCGGCAGCGGCAGCTTCGTGGCCGGATCCAGCTCGTTCTTGTGCATCTTGCCCATGAGCTCGTGCCCATCGGCGTTGATGGTCAGCATGGTGTAGCTCTCGAACTCCTCACCGGTGGTGCGGTCGATCCAAACGTTCCAGAGACCGGCCAGGCCCCAGGGCTCGCCATCGGCGCGGCGGAACGTCCACCACTGGCATTTTGGAAACTGCTTCTCGTAAGGGCCCCAGAACGGCTCATCGAAGCTCTCGGCCGGGATGATGCAGCGCTGGCCGCGCTTCCACGAATCACGGAACGACGGCTTGGCGGCCAGCTCCTCAGACCGGGCGTTGTTCGTGCTGTAAGGCAGCTTGGCCATCTTGGCGAAGCCTGGGATTAGGCCCCACTGCCCCACCACCAGCTCGCGCTCGTAGCCGGCGTCGTGGCGCGCGCGGCGGATGAAAGGACCCTGGGCGCGCGGGAACACCTGGCGCACCCAGTCGTTGCTGTTGTGTCGGCCGATGTGCCAGAACCGCTCGATGTCGGCTTCCTGTGGGGAGACGTAGCGATTGCACATCACTCACCTCACCTTGTGGCAGCTAACAATCCGAAGTTGTAGGCGGCAATGCAAACGCCAACAAGAAAGAAACCCAGAGATCCCCAGCCCAGTATCCAAGGTACTACCGCCCAATGATTCACAAGATCATCATCTATGCGGTCAAGAGTGGACCAACCAATCTCATCCTTCCAGTAGAGGTCCATGTTCTTGGTCCAGTTATCGATGAGTGCCTGCAGTTTGTGCACCATGAAAGCGTGTGCCAAACCAACAAAGATCAGACCCGCGACGAAAACCGAAAGCACGATGTATGGCCAAACCATCTTCGCCAGGTCAGAGCGAGCGCCAATGAACGCAAGAATGCCAGCGGCACCTCCACCGTTGACAGCCAATAGGTATCCCCAGGTGCCTTGGACTGCCGTGTTCAACGTGCCATTCAACTGCTGAAATCGTTCGTTGTTGTGGCGAGCCCTTATTTCGTACAGGTGCTGAGAGGTCTGGGAATGAAAATCGCTCATGATTGAATTGCTGGATGTGACACGTGATGGTAAAGAAAAAGACCACCCATCTCCATCGGATTACGGGCTCCGTCTTTGCGCTACCATTTGCGCAGCGTCAGGCTGCAATGCCTGAAGACCGATCCAGCTCCTGGTCGGTGCCTGCCAATCCTGTTCCAGGCTGGCCCCAGTGTTGAACCGTGTTCGCCCTGGCAGTCCGCGCGCGACGGCGCGCACCACTTGTGGGACTGCCATGCAACCTCTCCAGTCAAGACGTCTATCCGCGTACCACCGCCAAGGTGGACTCTGCTGCTACTGCGGCCTTCCGATGCCAGAGCCAGGCAAAGTGGACGACGTATGCAAGCGCCTGAACCTTTCCCCAAAGACGGCAAACGAGATTCGATGCACCGCCGAGCACTTGATTGCACGCTCTGACGGAGGCGGGAACCGATCCGAGAACATCGCCGCCGCCCATTGGCTTTGCAACACCCGCAGGCATCGGAACATCCCGCCACCGCCACCGGAGAAATGGTTCGAGTGCGCTCAGAAGCAACTCGCAGCGGGATCCTGGTTCCGCCGACCCGTGCTGAATGCGCTTCTCCAAATGTGAAAAGCCCGCCCAACCTTAGGACTAGCGCGTCGGTTCAATCAGGGCTAAAGTGCGCCCGGGCGGAATCGCCCCTCGCTTCACCTCCCTGAGCGAGCCGCTTCGGCGGTTCTGGCCTGGCCTCGTGCTGGGCCTTTTTCTTCTGTGACTCAAAATGCCACAGTTGATATGCTTGACGGCGGGTCGTTTCCCGCACTGGCCAAGCCTTGCCTCCACACCATTCAACTACCTACCGCCCAGACATTGACGGCCTGCGTGCAATCGCAGTTCTCGCGGTCGTTGGGTTCCATGCCTTCCCAGAGTTGGTCCCGGGTGGATTTATCGGCGTGGACGTCTTCTTTGTCATCAGCGGGTACCTGATCACCTCGATCATTCGCGATGGCTTGGCACACGGTGACTTCTCGTTCCGCTCCTTCTACGCACGCCGGGCCCGTCGAATACTCCCGGCGCTGCTCGTCGTGCTCGCCTTCACCTTTGCTGCTGGGCAAGCGCTCTTGCTGCAACCCGAGATGGTGCAGCTCTCAAAGCACCTGGTCGCAGGCGCCGCGTTCTTTGCGAACTTCCAGCTCGCGGCCGAGGTGGGCTACTTCGACTCCGCATCAGATCTGAAGCCACTGCTCCACTTGTGGAGCCTGAGCATCGAAGAACAGTTCTACCTGCTGTGGCCGTTGATCGCGTGGGCGATCTGGCGGCTGGGCATCAGGCTCTTGTACGTGACCGCGGCACTGGCGTTCGCTTCCTTCGCCTGGAATGTCTGGCACGTCGACACCGCCCCAGCCGTGGCCTTCTACTGGCCCCAGTCCAGAGCGTGGGAGCTTTTCGCCGGCTGCCTGCTCGCCGTTTGGGCTGGCAAGCTGCGCCTACCCTACCCCGACCACCTGAGCGTGGTGGGAGCAACGCTCCTCGCGGCCTCTTTCTGGCTGATCGAGCCGCACTCAAGTTTCCCCGGCTACCTGGCCCTGATCCCAGTCGCCGGTACAGGCCTACTGATTGCGGCCGGACCTCAGGCATTCGTCAACAGGACGTTGCTCGCTACAGGGCCTCTCGTTTGGGTGGGCCTCATCAGCTACCCCCTCTACCTTTGGCACTGGCCGTTGCTATCGTTCGCGTCCATCCACAGCGCTGGGGAGGTGGGTGCACTCAACAAGACTGGACTCGTCGCCCTGGCGTTCGTTCTTGCGTGGGCGACGTATCGATACCTTGAGCGCCCGGTGAGGTATGGAAACTGGCGTTGGACCCGATACGGCACCGCCATAGCCGGTGCAACAGTCGTGGGTCTGGTTGCACTTTGGGTACACGCCAGCAACGTGACCGAGCACCAGGAACGAAGCGCTGCGGCTTTCCTGGACCAGTTCGAAAACTCCCGCCCCGAGTGGCGCCTGAATCACCGGCTTAGCCTGCTTGAGGCCTATCGCACCGACTGTGGCTTCTACGACCTGGAGGCTTACCGGAACGGCATGGACAGGAAGACCCCGACCGCCGGCATTTCCCCGAGCTGTCATACAAGGGATGCGTCGAAGCCGCACGTGGTTCTGATCTGGGGCGACTCCCATGCACAGCAGTACAACTATGGCTTGAGCAAGAGAATGCCTGCGAACTGGCAGGTCATGCAGGTTGCCAGCTCTGGATGTGCACCACAGATCAAAAGCGATTACGCCACCGAAACGAACTTCTGTGATCGCTCCAACTTCACCGCCCGAGCCACAGTTCAGAAGGTGCGCCCCGATGTGGTCCTTGTGGGACAGGTGTCTCTGCTTGATGTCACCCAGGCGAAAGAACTTGACCGCGAGATACGGGCGCTGGGTGCCGGGCGAGTTGTGTTTGCGGGGCCGACACCACAGTGGCAGGCACCGCTCCCGAACATCGTTGCCCGCAGCCTCTGGCCAAACCCGCCAGAGCGAACAAAGGCAGGACTGAAAGACTGGCTTTTCGCGAAGAATGACGAGATGCGCAAGGCGTACCAGCACGCCGGCCTGGAGTACGTTGACGTCGTGGCTGCCTTCTGCAACAGCGATGGCTGCCTCACCAGAATCGGCACTGACGCTCTTGCAGGCATCACTTCGCACGACTATGGACACCTGCTGCCGGTCGCTTCCGAGTACCTTGCGACGAAGACGCTGGTTCGAGCGATCATGGGATCGACGAGTGAATAGAAACGTATGTTGCCGATCTAGTTTTATCTTGCGCCTTACTCATTCAACTGACTACCGCCCAGATATCGACGGCTTGCGCGCGATTGCAGTTATCGCGGTCGTCGGATTTCACGCCTTCCCTGAGATTTTTCCGGGGGGGTTCGTCGGCGTGGATGTCTTTTTCGTCATCAGTGGTTACCTGATAACGGCGATCTTGATCAGTGAGATTGAGACCGGACGATTCAGTCTGCTGAGGTTCTACGAGCGGCGCGCGAGGCGAATCCTTCCCGCCTTGGCTCTGGTCATCGTGGCTTGCCTCCCATTGGCCTGGTGGCTGCTACCACCGACAGAGATGCGTCAATTTGGTGAGAGCGCGATCGCTACTGCCCTTTTTGTATCAAACATCTTCTTCTGGAACCAGTCCGGCTACTTCGACAGTGCCGCAGAGTTAAAGCCATTGCTCCACACCTGGAGCTTGGCAGTCGAGGAACAGTTCTACATCCTGTTCCCGATCACCCTCGCATTTCTGATGAAGGCCGGACGTCAGCGCGCAACAATGGCACTGGTCGGTCTGGCCGGATTAAGTTTCCTGCTATCCGTCTCGCTCGTGAAAGAACAACCGTCAGCAGCGTTCTTCCTGCTGCCAACACGCGCCTGGGAACTGCTGCTCGGATCAGTGTGCGCTTTCGGCCTGCCTGCGGGCGCCCATTTGAGGAGCCGCATGGCGCCAGCTGGTGCTTGGCTTGGCCTGGCCCTTGTCACTCTGTCCGTTTTCATGCTCGACAGGAGCACGCCGACACCAGGGTGGCCTATCCTGCTCCCGACTGTTGGCGCTGCTCTCATTGTCTGCTGCGGTGGGGCGCGAGGGATGGTCGGTGATTTGCTAGGCGGACGACTGCTGGTGTCGATCGGTCTTGTTTCCTACAGCCTCTATCTCTGGCACCAGCCCCTTTTGGTGTTCTTCAGAATATCGGGATTCCAAGACGTACCGCTGGCGCACCTTTGGCTGTTCGCAGTCCTTGGCACGCTTTCCTACCTGTCGTGGCGGTTCGTGGAGATCCCATTCCGTTCGTCCACCACACTGTCCACAAAAGGCGCCCTTGTGCCCACGGCTGCTGCGTTCACTGCGGTGGTCTGCTTCGGTATCACATCCAGCGCTACCCATGGATTCACCGAACGCACACGATTTGCAGCGCAAGCTTTGCTCGACGCGCCTGTGACCCGTTTCACCCCCTGCGAACCGCAAATGCTGGATGAAGCACCAACGCTTCGCTACTGCTATGGAACGGACCCATCACCCACGGCACTGGTAATCGGCGACTCGCATGCAGATGACAAGTTTGTCGGCATACAGCGGGCGCTCCCAGAGTTCAAATGGCGCATGCTCGGGAACCATAGCTGCCCACCCCTTTATCGGACCAGCTTTACGGCAAGTGATGGCACCGAGTGCACGGCCAGGATGGCGAAGATCTTTGACTACGTTGCTGCCTCACCCGACGTCAAGTTGGTAGTGCTGGCGTTCTCCCACGCCTATGCGCTGGACTCCTACGTCGCTGCAGGGCACATCAGCAAGGGCCTCGACCCCTCCACCGTCAAGATCGAGGTGCAGGAGATGCCTGGTCTGGCAAAGGACAAGGCCTTCTATCAAGGGTTGTCTCAGACCGTCGATTTCCTGAGCGACAGAGGTATCCGGTCCGTGGTGCTGATCGATGTTCCGGAGTTGCCTTTCTTCCCTCTCGCATGCGTCAACTCACCTGCATCCTGCAAGCAGCCGCGAGAGGACGTCGCAGAACGCCAGATGTTGATACGGGCACAGTTGCAGATACTGGCCGACCGATACCCTGCGTCTGCGACCTTCGATCCTCTCCCGATCTTCTGCGATCAGAAGAGCTGCAGTGCACTTAAGGATGGGCGCTCGCTGTACCGCGACTCCGACCACCTTGGCCTGTATGGCAGTCTCGTTTTCGGAGAGGCGTTTGCGCGCTGGTATCGCGCGAGCCCAACCATCTCCGCCACACCGTAGAACGCAAAAAAGCCCGCCACCCCGAAGGGCAGCGGGCGAAGGGGCTGCGGACAACCCTGGAGACAACTGCGATCAGCCCGACGCAGGCTGTTTGACTCCGATTTCCTGACACGCGCGCAGCGCGGCGCGGAGCTTGGTTTCGTAGCCATCGCGCTCGTCGTGGTCGGCGCGAAGGTGGCGGTTCTGCTGGTCGAGAGGCAGGCTGGTGAAGTCGTCCAGGGTGTCGATGGCCAGCACTGGCCGCGCGGGCTCCTGCTGGTCGCAGGCAACGGGCACCGCCACCTTGACCGTGACGACGCGCTCGACCGTGGCGCAGCCGGTCAGCACGAGCACCGCCACAGCCAGCATCACCACGCCGATCGCGCGCCAGTGCTGCCGGATCTGCACGCCGAGCAATGCCAGCGCAAGTAGCGGCAGCAGCCACCACTTGTCCCACTTACCGTCCATGGCGCGCCCTCCGATTCTGGTACCACTCATCGTTCTCGGCCTTGGCGCTGGCGCACACGTCGCCGGGAACAGCCTGCTTTCGACTACGCTCGGCCTGGGCGCGCTTGCCGGCCTTGATGCCTTCCAGCCGCGCCGCCTCAATTGCCGCTTCGTGCTGAGCTCGCTGGCCGGAGATGGCATCGTTGAGGCGGTCCACACCCTGGCTGCACAGCCTGGCCGATTCAACGGCAGTGGCGCGACGCTCGTCGGCCACTACTGTGCTGTCGCGCTGTTTGAGATAGGACCGACCGAGGAATGCGTTGCCGGCAAGCGAAGTCAGCAGAAGGGCCGCCAAACCCGCTATCACGTAGCCGATGGCCGTGTTCATGCCCAGCCACCCTTGCGCTGCTGCAGGCGCTGCCACACGATGTACCCGCACAGTCCCACCACGACGATCAGCAGCAGGGGCAGCACCCAGGTGCCCAGCCCGTCCACGCTGGTCTTCACATCGGCCACTGTGCGCGAGACCTCGGCCACTGTGGCCACGGCCGCAGTGCCCCCGGCCACCACGCCGGCGCGGTTGATCCCGCTCTGGATGGGCTTCGATTCAGCGTCCACGGCCTGCGGCATATCCACCGGAGCCACCTCGGCGTCGGCCATCGGCTCCAGATACAGCGCAGCCTCTGCGGCGCGACGGCGTACCAAGCCAGGCCATACCTTTCCGCCTGCCTTGTTCCACAGACCAAAAGCCCGGGCAGCGGCTGGGTGGTCACCGCGGTTGTGCGCCTTGATCACACTGGAACCCTGCATGGCCTTGACCCCTACGTTCCAGGCGAAACTGACCAGGGCGTCGAACTCGTTCTGGCTGGGCTCGATCTTGCAGGCTGCGTGCACACCAGCCTCGTAGGTTCGCAGCTCGCGCGACAGCCTGGCCAGCGCCTGGGCCTTGGTGATGGTGTCGCCCTCCTTCACGTGGTCCGTGAAACCGAATCCGATGGTCCACACACCCACCACGTCCTGGTAGGCCCTGGAGCGGAACCCTTCAAATTCCTGAATGAGGGCAATGCCCCGCTGAGATATGCGCATCTCGTGCTCCTTCAACTTCCAGGAAAGATGGCTTTGAACAGGCGGGCCAGGGCATCCCAGCCGCCGATGGCATAGACAAGGCTGCCCAGCGCCGCGAACAGCAGCGCCTTCTTGGCCAGGACACTGAAGCTGCCGATCACGAACCGACCGGTCTTGTTCGCGGCCTGTTCCTGCAGCATGGAGACGCCGGCCGTCCAGAACATCTTGGCCGTGTCTTCGTTGAGCGATTGCTTGAGCGCCGTCGCGGCGGCCTCTGCCATCTTCTCGCTGAGGTAGGCGATGGTCTCGTCGGTCAGACGGACCTCGGCAGCGGGCAGCGGCTCGCTGGTTGAAGTCGGTTCAGGCATCGCGCCCCTCCGTGGTGTGCTGTTGCATGGTCAGTCCGGAATGCCAGGGGTGAAACCGGCCACCTCGGCCAGCACGTGGTCAGGCGGGGTGAGAAGGAAAGCGCTGCCGCCGTAGTAGCCGTCAAAGACCGCCTGGTAGGAGCCCGGCGTGAAGGTGGCGGTGGGCGTAGTTCCAGCCTCAGGGTCACCGCCACCAATGAAGCCAACGGCTTCGGTCCGCACCCACAAATAGCCTGCATCGAAATCGGCGACGAACTGCACCGCTGTAGAAGGCGAGAACGAGCCCCACGATCCGTTCCGGATGTTGGAGTTGTTCTGGTACATGTAGTCCGTCGTGCCGGAGCTGTTGGGCCAGAGCCCGAAGTCTTGAGACTCGCCACCCAGGTACCCACCGATGGCTCCGCCCGTTGCGATGCCGCAGGCCGGCCCCGGCGAGCTCGAACCACCGGCCACCATCACGACTTGCCAAGCAAATTTGCCCGTGGTGAAAACGCGGGGGTGAAACACCGGCCGCACGCCGTCACTACCCCCACTGCGGATCAGTTTGAACCCACCTTCACTGGAGGTGACGTTCGAAGGCAGCGAGCTGGTGTCCCAAGGTGAGTAGTCACCGCCACCGCCGCCACCGCCATCGGTGTCCATGAACAGGATCATGATTCGAGCGCCCTGGTGTACTTGATCATGAAGGACAGACCAAGGCACGAAGAGTTGCTTGACAACGTGAGCACGATGTCATCACCCTCTGCGAATGTGTTTGACGTCGAATGCGCCTGGCTCTGCTCGGAAGTGCTGGCACTGTTGGTCGTGCCTCCCAAGGCGGTGGTGTTCACCTTGAACGTTGCGGTGCATGTACCTGATTCACTTCGTGTCGTGGTCTCTGTGATCGTTCCGGCATGTGGTGCCTTGAGCACAATGCGATAGTCTTTGTCAGCGACTGTCCCGATGTAACCACCGATCCCCTCCTTGGTCTGAGTAACCCCGGCTCCAGCGGCTCCCACAAGCTGCCCGTGCACCCCATTCGGGCCAGCCCGGTAGTCAAAGTCCGAGCCGTAGAGGTTCGTTATGCCGCTACCGTCCGTGGTCACCCGGTAGACCCGGGCATAGCTCGTGGTGTTGTTCCAGTTGGTGTTTGAGATCGATACGCTGACCGTGCCGGTCGAACGTTCGACAACGATGTAGTTGGTCTGCGAGGCCGTCAGGCTCAGGGTACCGGCTGCGATGGAGAAACCACCCCACCGGCCAGCGTGATACCCGAACGTCAGGCCAGAGCTTGTCGCTTCACGGTAGGCATAGACCGTCTGGTGCCGAGAAGCTCCAACGTCCTCGCTGATCGGCGTTTCCTTGTTAACCTGGCTCGGGCTGATGGTCTGGGGAACGGTGGGTGCGCTCATGCTGTGGTCCTCAATTCGAAGCCGGCGCCGACCGTGGCGCTGATCTGGGCGATGCCGACATAGGCTGTGGCGGTGCTGGAGCCGTAATCCGTGGTGCGCTGCGCTGCCGAGTAGCTGAACGCCGCAGTGGTGACGTCGAAGGTGCGTTCGACGGCGGCGTAGGAGCCATCCGTGTAGAACGTGATGCGATAGGCGTCCGAGACCTCTCCGAGCGGCACCGAGTCGCCCAGGTCACCGCCGAAGCGCGTTTCCATGCGCGTGCACCGGTTGAACGTGTAGGTGGCATCCCCGGTGCTGGCGTCCAGCGTCTTGCGCAATTGCATCGGCGCCGGCGGCTTCAGGCTCACGCCTGCCGCGGTGAATGCCACGCCGTCAATGGAAGCCACCACCCGCGGGATGGCCACCGCCTTGACGTAGTGCTGAGCACCCAGCTGCGCCACAGTGCGAGAGATCCGCGCCAGGCCACCAGTGGAGCGCAGCAGACAGAAAACGTCATTGGTCGCCACATCGGACACGAAACGGGCGCTCTCCCAGCGGTCCAGCAGCAGACCTGACAACCGGTACACGCCCTCACTCACCACCGTGGCAGTGCGAAATTGGCCGACCACCCGGCACACGCCGGCCGGGCTCACGATGGCAAAGGCGTTCTGGTTGCGGTCGGAGAACAGCACGTCTCGGGTGGTGCTGGCCAGCGTGCCGCTGCCGACGTCCACCGTGATGGTCGCCGACTCATCAAAGGTGTTTCCAGCACGGAGGGTGCCGGCGATGGCCGTTACTGGGCCAAACACCGCGTCCATCTCGAAGCGCTGCACGCTGGTGTACGTGACGTCGTCAGGGCTTTCGTAGCCCATGGCCACGCTCTCGTCGTCCGTCTGGACAGCCAGGTAGTAGCCTGGAGCGTTGTCTGCATCCTGCAGCTGCGGCAGATCCATGGCCTGCCACTCAGCCACAGCCGAAGGGGTCACCTCGATGGCTGGCTCGTCGCTCATGTCGGCGTTGGCAGACAACAGATAGCTGTTGGGGTCGTCCAGCTCCCAGTCGATCATCCTCACGCCGTCCGCGTAACTGAAGCCCTTGATCCGTTGGCGGTAGGTGTTGCCCTCCCGATCGGTCGTGACGTAAACATCCTCTGGCTCGGCTTCGGCGTAGTAGTCAGACAGCCCGAAGGCACTGGTGTGGCGAGCCATGCGCTCCAGAAGTGCCGAGCTGATCGCCCTCGCCTTGGCTTCCTCGGCAGTGAACACCACGCGGGTTTCGATGCGCTGGACGTCCGGACCTTCGGTGGTCAAGCGGTCACCGCGCTGGAAACCTGGGTTGTGGTCCCGGTTGATGTCGGGGTAGGCCAAGGCTTTGACGCCGGGGACCTCGTCGTTGCCCATTCGGTTCAAGCCATCCAGGCCCTCGCCGGGTTGCCCAACCCCAACCCCGGTATGTGCCCAGGGGATCGTGGCGATTGCAGCCTGCCCGCGCTTGACGAACTTGATCGGGTTGCCGGGGATCACGCCGACGTAGAACATGTCACATAGTTCCGCGACTGTTCTCTCAGGTGGGCCGATTGCGACATACCCGCGAACCTCGATGTCTGCAATTTCTGAGACGTCCACATCGGCCGGGTCGAAGCTCGGATGCTGGCCCAGCTCGGCCAGGATCACGTCGTCCAGGAACTCGACACCAAGGACCCACGCATCCGAAGCGTCAGTCGGGGCCGTAGTTGGTGGAGTGAAGTTCTCCGTGTGACGCAGTGTCTTGCTGAAACGGATTCCGTCGGCCGTGAACTGCCCCGCCGTCGTTGAGATGTTCGAGTCCGGGAACAGGGCCAGGCACGAGGTGATCGCCGTGATCGAAGGAACGCTCCCTCCGTACACATTGGTCAGTTGGAGCACCCCGTTGAGGAACAGATAGGCGGTCTTGGTCGAACCGTCGTAGTCCAGTTCCCAATGGTGCTCACCCACTCCGGGGTTGTCGTCCACAACACTCGAGTACTCGATTTCACCGAACACCCGCAGGAACAGGCGTCCGCTGGTACTCATGCCGCAGGAGATCGGATTGGACGAGTTGACGCCCAGCATCGTCACCGTCATGTTGAAGTCTTCACCCCAGTACAACTTCCCTTCCAGGCAGAGGTTTTCGTTGGGTGTCCAGTCCACGTCAACAGTGGTCGATTCGAGGAACGACTTGTCGCTCGCCAGCACCGTGCTCGCCATCTTTGTGGCGCTGCCGTACGCACCTGGCGAGGCCTGGACCATGTTGTGGACGACCACCGCATTCGCATAAGAGCTGTCGTCGTTGACCGTCGTGACGCCAGGCGTGCCGTCAGCGTTGATCAGCCAGAACACGCCGCTGTCTGTCGGTGTGCCCGCAGTTATCACCTCCACCTCAATGAAGGGCAGCGATTTGTTGGACCCGCACTGCAGGCCAGCGTAGCCAATCGTGAACATGCCACGGTTGGCCGGGGTGTTGTCAGCGCCCTTGTAGTCCTCGTAGACGCTCCACGGCATCTGAGTGGGTCCGCCGAAAAGCTCGGTCACACTGGCATAGCGCGAGGTGTCAATCGACGCGGCGCGGCTCTCCGCGCTGGAATCCGCCCGAGCCGTGAAGACCAGCTTCTTGTCGTGCCATTCGCGGGTTCTGGCGACCACTCTGGTCCCGTCACACACCAAGCCAAGCAAGTCGGTGTCGTAGGTGTAGCTGGTCGGTCCGGAAGGGCCTCCCTTGCCGTCAGCTTCGTGCGCGGTGGCGCGGTACTGATCTGGAATCCAGATCGGGTTGACCGCGAGGCGGACGGTCCCGTATGGGCGAGGAATCTGACCGCCCAGGTTGAGCTGGGGCGACGTCAGATCACCAGGGCCCGGCCCCTCAGGCTTTGGCCCGAGCAGGCTGTAGCTCATCAGAGCGACAGACCAGCCTATCTGTGCTGCGGTCGCAGTCCCCCATCCCGCCCAACCGACCGCAGCCCCGGCTACTCCAACAGCGAGTTCCATTCAGACCACCCCCGGGATACGGTAGGCCTGCACCAGGTGCATGCCGTCGACGCCGAACATCAGCCGGCAGCGGCGCACTTCCTTGTACCGGTAGCCCTCGGCCTGCAGCCAGTACCGGCGCTCAGGGTTTGCGTCCAGCAGGATGCCAAGGTGGCGCGGCTTCATCTTCTCGCGCGCCCAAGCGGTGAGCAGAACGTCGGCGGGCTGTGCGTCCTCGAAGCGGATCGGCTCCAGGTGCTCGTCGCACAGGCGGCGAAGCGTCACACCGTCGGCGGCCGTGGTGTAGCCGGTGACGTCAAAGCTGCGCGGCTTGAGCCCGTGCATCCAGGCGCCCACGATCAGCGGTGCCGGGCAGTCCATGCCGACACCGGGCACACGCCCCTGGTGCAGGTAGGGCGTGCCGGCGAACGACATCACCGTGCTGAGGAAGTCGGAACGATCAACCACCGGCAACCACCTCCGGCGTCGGGGCGTGGAGCCCAGGCGCGCGCATGTTCAGCACGTTGTCGAACTTGTTACGGCAGTCCTCCAGCCGGTACAGGCAGCCAGCGATCAGGGTGCCGGTCTGGCCGACCGTGATGTTCTGGAGCATTGGCACCGCCAGGGTGATGACACCACCTGTGGCGTGGTCCTTGACCAGCATCCGCAAATCAGCGTGCAAGCCGTCGTCCCAGATGAGGGTGCCGTTGGTGAAGTAGTCAGCCGCCTGGGCGAGGCCCGAGGCCGTGAACTGGTAGCGAGCAGCGCCCACGGAGGTCACCGTGAACGTGTGGGTAAAGGGTCCGAGGTCAACCTGGCAGCGTGCATCCCCAAGACGGTTCTGGCAGTCCTTGCCAGTCATCAGGGTGAAATCCTGCTTCCACAGCACTCGCAGGTCGCGCAGGTTCAGGATGAACACTCCGTCCTTCGGCTTGGTATCGGAGACCCGATACGTGGGCCACGGGATCAGGCCGTGGGACAGGTCCTTCCAGTCGAACTGGTTGAACTCCACGCGGCAGCCGTCCCAGCGGCCGGCGAGCAGATCGGCCCGCTCCATGTCGGCGCTGGGCAGAACGGTCAGGTCGAGGGTGTCCACCTGGCCGACGCCTGCGGTGCAGGTGATGGTGCTGAGGGTGAAGCTTGGCGCCGCTGTGAAGGTCTGGCCGCCGATCACGCGATCAACCGTGCCCGAGCAATAGCGGAACACCTCGCCGTCGCGACGTGTAAGCGTCGCAGCCCAGCCCAAGGTGCGCACGCGGCCGCGCAACATGGCGGTCATGTCTGGGTCGAGGGTCTTCATACGCCGGGGACCTCCTCCATCCAGATGGGTGATGGGATATACAGACCCTGACCTGACAGGTACTCAACCTGAAAATCCCAGGTGTTGTCCTGAAAGGTCATTGGCATGTCGTACACACCAACCCAGGCCACAGGCGTTCCAGAGGCCACGCTGAACCGGCCTGTCGTGTAGTCAACCGTAGCTGCCAGCGGGGTATTGCTGGCATCCAGAACCATCAGGACTTCGTCCGTGGACGGCTTGGTGATGTCGCAGAGGAAATCCACTCCGCCGAATCGGCGCTTGCGCTGCAACTGGAACTCGCCCCCTCCCAGGCTACGCACTGCGCTGTTCTGCGCAGTGGCCTGATACTCCGCCCAGTTCCTTACCCTGAGGCCTTCGTAAGGCGTGAACAGCACCACGTAGAAGGTATCCATCAACTCCTGGAACTGGTCCAAGTGACGGACCCCGTGTGCCAGGTTCACGCGATGCTTCGGTGGCACATCGGAGAAAAGCTGCCCTTCGAGCTGGCCGTCAGCGTCGTAAATCTTCTTGCGCGATGGATGCTCAACGAGGAACCGAGTCTCACGACTCACTTCCGGGTCAATGCTGGCCTCGAGGAATGCCATCAACGCGCCCCCGAGGTTCCACGAGACACTGCAGCTTGCACCTCTCGGCCCGTTGCGGCGGCTGCCTGTTCGACGGTAGCGCGAGTGGTCCCCGATGCGAAGCTCTGGTTGATGGTGATGGCGAATCCACCACGCGCGCCGCGCGCATTCTCAGCCGCCGGCACAATTGCCTCCCCCCGGTGGATAACAGCCAACATGTCGCGCGGCACGAAGTCGGTGCCCTTGTCAAAGAAGCCGCCGAAATCGAGGTTGCCGAATGCATCACCCGTGCCCCAGCCGCTTCCAACCAAGCTGGCGCTACCGCCACCTGGAACGAAGATCGAACCGAAGCTCTTCAGGATGCTGCCGAAGATCCCGTCACCAGAGCCACCTTTCACGAGATCACCGAGTAGCCACTTGGCCAGTTCAGCCGCCTGGGCATCGGCGATCATGCGGGTGATCATCTGGGCAAAGCGTTCTCCGATGTTGTCGAAGTTGCCTGTTGCCAGGTCATACAGCCCATCACCGATGGCGTCCTGCGCGTTCTCGGCAAACTTCTGCATGAAGCTGTCCATCTTCTCGAACTGCGGAGGGACATTGCCGAGGAAGGTGTTGGCCGCCTCTTCGTATTTGGCCATGGCCTCGGCAGATCCGACCAGGCCCAGCTCGCCGCGCTCGTACGCATCGGCCAGTTCGTTCATGACCTTGCGCTGAGCCTCCAGCTTGGCAGTGGGCGTCGCATCAATCAGCGCATTGATGCGAGCACGACGCTCCTCCTCCACCTTGAGATCAGCGCCTGTGGTGGCGTCATAGTTCTCGAGGAAGGCCTGCCGGTTGGCTTTGACTGCCTCAGCCCGCGCACGTGCTGCATCAATCTGCGCGGCGATACCCTGCAACTCTTTCTGCTGCCCTTCGGTGACTTCTCCCAGGCGTCCAGCCTGGATGTCGGCCAGCAGCTTCTCCTCAACAGTGAGTTCTTGGGTGAGCTGAAGCTGGCGCTCGAGGTTTTCGAGGTAGCGCTCGACCGCATCATCCTTCGGCGCCTTGGGTTCCTTGTCCGGGTTCTTGGGCGGAGTCAGAACGGCGCGCCGGCTCAACCGGGCAGTCTCCGCCGCAGACTCATTTCCGCCGCTGCTGTCGGCCTGGATTCGCGCGATTTTGACCAGCAACCCGCGTCGCGTCTCCAGATACGCGTTGCGACGATCCTCCTGCAGGTTGCCACGCTCCAGCTCGCGATCCAGTTTGGCGACTTGCGCCTGGTAGGACTTGAGCTGGTCAATGCCCCAGATGTCACTCACGTCCTGCTGGTAGTTGCGAGTCGCGATCTGCCACCAGGTGAGGCCCTCTTTTTGGCCGATCCTCCAACGATCAATCAGCGTATTGAGGGCGGTGATCAGCGGCCCAGCGATCTCCTGCGACAGCAGGCTGGTCTCGCCCCGGAGCTTGGCCATCTGCTTGGAGAATTTGTCCGCCGCCTCGATCTGCTCAGACGTCAATCGGATCTGACGCTCACCCTGCTCGGCCAAGTCCTTGAAGAAGGGCAGCATCTCAGCGCCGGACTTGCCGAACAGCGCGACGGCCGTGGCCGTCTTGCCAGCACCGTCTTCGAAGCGGTTGAACGCCTGGGCCAGCGCATCCATTTGCTCGACGGGCTTGAGTTGCTTGAACTTTTCGAAGTCAAGACCCAGCGCCTTTATGGCTGCGCCGGCCCCCTTGGACTCGTCATCGGTCTTGCTCAGGGCAGCTGTGAGCTTGATCGATGCGGCGGCGATCGTATCGAGACTGACACCTGACTGGTCAGCAGCCGGCTGCAGCGAGGCGATCTGCTCAGCGGCATCACCCACCTTGTCGGAGAGCTCCTGGTACTTCGCGATCGCATCCGCCTGACGCGACGCAAACGCGAACGTGGCGCTGGCAGTGGCGCCGATTGCAGCCGTGGTAGCAGCCACCGGAGTGACCAGGGACGCGGCCGCGCTTACAGCCCTGCCCAGGCCAGCGTGCATACGGTCAATGCGCTGGCTGACTGAATTGAAGGCAGCCTGCGTGCGGTCTGCCGCGGTAAGGACGATGCCCAGATTGGTGACGGTGGTTGCCATCAGTTCACCCCTGAATGCGCTTGTTGATGGCGTCGATCTGCGCCTTGCGTTGTGCACGAGTGACCACTACCGCAGGCTTCGTGTGCTGCTCGATGGCCGCCCAGCCATCGCCGGGGTCGAAATCCGAGGTGCTGAATCGGCGGCGGTCGTTGCGGGTCAGCGGACCGTTGGCTGCGGCTGCCAGCAGCTGCGCGTGGCGCTGGCGTTCGACCGCCGGGTGCAACTGCTCGCAACTGAAGATGACCTTCCATTCCCCGAACTCCTGTGCGCTCATGCGCTCGCCCAGTTCTTCGACAGTGCAGCCCAGCCGGAGGGCGAGAACGAAGGCGAAGCGCCTGTCCGGCTGGTCGATCAGTTTTTTGCGGTGGCTTCCGGGGCGTTGCCGTTCAACCGCTCGCACACCGCGAACAGGTCCATGGCCGGCTCCACGTTCTGGGCACCCCAGGTTTCCCATTCGTCGGCGGTGTAAACGGGTTCACCGTCGGCCAGGCGTACACAGCGCGTGAGCGTTTCTGCCAACAGCCGGCCGCCGGCACGCGACGCCGCCTCTTCAGGCGTTTCGCCTGGCCGAGCCCGACCGAGGGAGCGGCGCAGGCCAGCCAGTGCGATGTGTTGGGACAGCACCAGACCGACCACCACCACGTCACCCCCCAGGGCTGGACACGCCACGGTTTCCTTTGGCAGCGTCGGCGCCTTGACTTGATCCCGAGACAGAAGCGTCATGGTGATCAGGCCTCGAAGATGCTGATGCGGCCACGCACCCGGTGCGTGATGGGCGTGCTCACCAGTTGATCACCGCCCGGGTGGAGTGGCGCGCTCATGAACGCCGCGTATGCGAACTGGTCACCATCCGGGAAGGTCATCAACACACAGCCAGGGGTTTTCGTCATGTCAAACCCATTCATCGCGATGAGCGCCGGATCGCGTGGGTCCCAGATCGAGGTGCTGGCGATCACAAGCGGGCTGCGACGGCCAGGCACCTCGAAGGTGTCGTCCGTGTGGATCACGTCCACCGGAATGCCGCTGGCCTCACCGCCACTCGGGGTGAAGTTCTGCAGCGTTTCCGCTTCTGCACCGAAGGTGATCTTTTGGGCCGTTCCAGACACGAAGGTACGGAACAGGGTGGAGTCGATGCCATCGGCTTCGAAGTCGTTATCCGTCTTGTTTGCCACGCGGACCACCGCCCAGTTCAACTGCCGCATGCCCTTCACCAGCAGCAGGACGATGTCGTCGTCCAGGAAGCCGTGTGCCGTGCTGGAAATGACGGCGGGGTTGGCCTTGGTAATGCCCGTGATGGTCTTGGCAGTGCCGAGAAGGGTCTGAACGGCGACCTGTACGTTGGACCAGACTTTTACGTCCATGGTGTTTTCTCCGGTTGGAAATCAGGGGATGGCATCGGGGGTGTGGGCGCGGGCGTAGTACGTCAGGCGCCAGGTCTGGAACCGGGAAGCCATGAGCCGTTCGCCATCGCCGCTGTTGATCTGCCGGCTGACCACCAGGCGCACGCCGCCTTTGCACAGCGAAGTGGCCAGGGTTGCCGTGGGAGCCGCCAGAACCTTCTCGACCTTGAGGGCGAGCTCACGGGCCGCGGCAGGCGAGCCAGAACCTGCCGAAGGGAAGGCCGAGACATTCACACGCAGCTCGCGCGACAGCAGGCCGTGTATGGTCTGCGTCTCCACGGTTTCACCACTGGGGTCTTCCTCGATGAGGATGGCTGGCAGTTCCTCCGGGCGGACCGGGTCGTCCCGATCAAGGAAGACCTTGCCGGCGCCAACGAGGGCGGCGGCTTCCAGGGCGGCCTTGACCGCGTCGAGGATCTGCTGCTGGGCGTGCGGCATGGTCAGACCTTCCTGAGCTGCAGAACGGTCACGCCAGAGCCATCGGGCCGCTTGGCGGTGACGGTGTACTCGGCGCCATCAATGGAAATGGCGCTGTCATAGGTCAGCGCGTAAACATCAGCATCAAGCGCCGAAGCCTGCGGCCCGACCACATCGGCCATACCGTCCAGCGCCTCAACAGGGTCCATATCGAAAATGACCGCGAACTCGGACGCCCCCACCTGGGCCATGGCATTGGCAAGGTGACGGAAGATCGCGCGGTTGACGCGATCCTCCAGAACGGCGAAGTTGGCGGGCATCTCGACCGGCCCTATCAGGTCAGCGTGCCCGGCACGCCGGTGAAGCGGACCGCCAGAGATGTGACGCCGTTGCCAGCGGCCTCGAAGGCCACGGCAGCCGGTCCGGTCACATCCCCCGTGGCCGGGGTCGCGGCGTTGTCGTCAAAGGCTGCGGCGGACGCGTCCCAGGTCAGGGACTCACCGGCCGCGATCACGGCGCCGGACACCTTGGGCACGGTGAAGACGCCATCAATGGCGGCCCGGCCTTCCTCGCCGCTGGCAACGTCGGCCGTGGCCACGCCCAGAATCTGGCCGATGCGCACGACCTGACCCGACACCACATTGGCTGCAGCGGTGAAGGGAATGACGCGACCGGCTTGGACTGCGTTTTTCATGAGAGTTCCTTCAATCGTTCAGGGGTTGATGGGGTTCAGGCGCCGGCGCCCTTGTAGAGGCCGCGGTAGTCCACCGCCTTGGCGGCGAAGTCCAGGCGGCATTTGTAGGAAACGCCGTCCACCTCGAAGCCCATTTCGGATTCGATGACGGGGCCCTCGGCACCATCCAGGTAGCAGTACTCGACCGTGTCGATCTGCGAGTTGGCGGCGGCCAGGTACCAGGCGGTCAGGCTGTTGCCGTCCAGCAGCGGCTCGATCACCGGCTCCACAGCGGTGCGACCGCCTGTGCGGAACTCGTTGACCTCAGACTTGGTCGCCGGCACGTAGTTGTTGCTGGTGAGCTGGTAGGCGGTCTGCTCCAGCGTGGCGGGCACGATGAGGTAGCTGGGCGCCAGATTGAGCTCTTCGCTCTGCAGGCCTTTCTGCAGACGCATGGCCGTGCGTCCCGCCTTCAGCGCGTTGATGTCCAGCGCACTGCCACCGCCAGTGGCCAGGTTCTTGTGGGTCGCGGTGTGGAACAGCTCTACGCCATCGGCGAGCTGAGCGTTGGCCGTGAGCTGGGAATACACAAGCCGGTTCTCCAGCCGGCG